AGGTTTAAAAACTTTTGCTTTCGCAGTAGGACTAAATCTATTATTTTTAACTAACAAATTTTGTGATGCTTGAACGATTGCGTTTTTCTCACCAGCTGGATTAATAGCGACTGTATTACTTTTATTTAAATCTTGACCTTCTATTTCTGTTAGTATCTTATTTTTAGATGGATCAATACCTATCTTATCAACTATATTATTTAAATCTTCTCCAAAATAACCACTATTTGAATATTCATTCATTTTTGATGCTTCATGAGTTCCTTGCATAACATGCGGATTATCTGTTGATGCATCAGGTTGGGATTGAGGATGATTACCCCTCTTTGCAGACACACTTTGAAAATTTCCTTGTTTGATTTGTTGATTATTTTTTGACGTTATAAAATTAACATAATCACCCAAGTATCCTTTTGCTGATTCGTTTAAGTCTAATAAGCTTTCTCCAGTAACAATATCGATACCTAAATCGTCACCTTCTTTTAATTCAGATTCTCCATTATTTAATGCAAAGCTTATTTGATCTCCAGGAATTCCTTTAACATTTTGTAAAAAATCTTTAAGAGTTTTTCGAGTCGTCATTTTCTATTCCTTTTTGTAAAATTTTGTCTGCGTAATCTGAAACTACTTTGTTTTGAGGCTCATCAAATTCACTTAAACTTTGATATAAATTATTTATAAAACTATAGATTTGCATTATAGAATTAAAGTCTAAATCTTCTTCTTTTATTCCATATTCTTCCAGTGATAATTCTTTATATAATTCTCTTTTAATTTTTTCTTCTTTCATTAAGGAGCTCCTCCTAACATATTACCTACACCACTAGCGCCATAAGTAAGTCCTACAGCTTCATCAGACTTCAAACCCGCTTTAACAACTTTTAAGTGCGCAGCTCCAGATGCATTTCCTATTGTTGTACCTATGCCTTCTGCAGATGATTGTTGTACCTGTGTACTAGCATTAGCTTGCGCAATTCCTATTGCTTCTGCATTAGCGATTTGAGCTTCGCTAATTTTGCTTGACTTATTATTAGCTTCATTAATTTTTTTGTTAAATGATTCAATTAGCGCTTGAGCGTCTTTAGCACCATTTGCAATCATTTCAATAAGTTCTGAAGATATTTCCTTTTGTTTACGAGCTGCAAAAGATCCAAAAGATTGTATAAGTGTATTAACATTTTTATTAGCTTCAACAACTTGTGCAGAAAATTCACCTCCTAATCCAAAAGCTTTTGATTTAGCAATTGCTGTTTCTAAGTCTACACCTTGACTTATTAAGTCTGAAATATTATCTTTCATCCTGTCAATGGCTTCATTTTGATCCATTTCTTCGGAAGCAGCTTGTAAGTCCTCGATTGAGGTTATTTCTCTATCAAAATCTAAAAGTCGCGATGTTTCTTCGATTCCTAATCCTATTTGTTGTGATAATAGTTTCTGTTGTGCCAAATTCATATCTTCAAAAGCAACGCCCTGTTCTTCAAATTGCTCTCTTATTCTCATTAAAAAAGCTTCTTGGTCAGTATTTGCTAAAGTCATCATTTCCATAGCATCCATGTGTACACCGAATGCCGCAGTTAAATTACCAATTGATTGTGCTGCTCCATCAAAATTGGTAAACTTATTAATCATTTGACCTAAACCTTCAACGCTTACACCCATCTGAAGGAGATTAGTACTTATTCTAATAGCTTCTTCATCAGTAACGTTTCCAAAGGTTCGAACGTCTGTTTTCATTTTAGCAAAACCATCAGCTATAACTTTAGATGAAATTCCTGTTGATTTTTCAGCTGCCATTGTCAACTTAACAATATTATCAAAAGTTTCCATCGAAGCTTCACCTGTTGTATCGATAGAACGCGTTATTATCTTTGTCATTTGATCAGCATTCAACCCTAAACCTTCTTGTACTACAAATAATTCTTGTGAAAAGTTTTTAAACTGAGAAGTTATTTGTTGACCGTATGTATCACCAGTTGATGTGACAATTCGTGCAAATGTGTCAAATGCTTTTTTAGGATCTTCAACCATTGCCATTACTTGATTTGTCTGATTCGCTAAATTATTTAATTTTTCATTAGACGTTAATTCAATATCCCGCATTAAATAACGATTTTCTTCACTATTTAACTCTTTATTAGTTTTAAGAAAATCTTTTGCAAATGTTTGATAAGCTTCTGATAAATCTTGTGACAAACCTATTGTAGATTCTTTTGTTACATCTTTAAGACCACCTAGACTTTTCTGAACAGAATCAAAAAATTCTAAATGAGGCTGTGTAACTTCTGCAGTCATATCTGCAAATGCAACTGCTCCTGCATATAAATCATTAAAACCTCGACCAAACGTTTCTATAATTTCTTGAGTAGTCACTCCTAATTTCTTAAATAACTCATCTTTGTCATCTATGTCTTGCCCAGCCATTACTAATTTAACAATACTGCCTGTTTTAGCTGCATTATTAAGTGCCTCAGTAGTGCTTTTATTTGCGTCTGTGTTTTCTTGAATTGCACCATTGTTTTCTTTAATTGCATTGGTATTACTGTCATTTTTATCAGGAAGCATTCTTGCAAACCAGCTACCTTGTAATGGATCGGTGTAATTATCAAAAGCACTACGTATAGCACTATTCAATGCGTCTTGCGAAGTTATAGTATTTAAAAAAGGATCAGCCATAAAAGAAATTCCTTGTGCTTATTAAACTCATGTAATACAAATAATTATCACAAGAAAGATTTTTAAATCAATAAATTAAAAATGACTAGTTTTCTTAGAATTAAATTCTTCTATTCTTTGATTATGTAGTCTAGTTTCTTCATTTAAATTTTTTATAAATCTATCTATATACCATTCTCTATATCTTATTGGCATCACCCTAATGTCAGTATAAGATATATGTAAGTGTTTCATAAGTAAATATGAGTGTTCAAGAAAGATCTTACGTACGTTTTCAGGCCGGCCAAAAAAAATTTCTTCCTATAGGAAGTAAGATTTCAGATTCTTCGGAACAATGTTTACATTTATAATTTATTTCTGTTTTTAATCTTGGTTCCTTGTCAGATATAAATTTTCTTAAACTTCTAGAATCATATGCCGGCATAATATCTATAAACTTTTTAATTTTATCTCTATCGGTTACGTCATCAATTTTCATTATTCTTTTAAATAGTTTAAAAGTAATACTTCCTACACTATTCTCGCCTAAAAGTTTTTGTGTATTTTCGTAATCTTTTGAAATATTTTCTTCTTCTTTATTATTTAAAAATTTAAAGTACACAGTTTTTTTAGAAACAGGAAGTTTGAAACTAAAAACTCCATCTGCAACGCTTAAAGAAGAATCTAGTGGAATAATTTCTAATTCACTTAAATCAAAAATATTTTCTGAAACTTTAGTACATTTTGGGCATGTAACATTAGCGCTATAATCTGAACCATAACCCGTAATTCTTATTGATATCAGCAGTGCATTTCTGTCGCCTAGTAATAATTCACTAACATCTTTTAGAGGTGCTCCTGTACAAGAAGCAATTAAATGTTCTATAGTTGTTCCTTCTTTTGAATAAGCACGTGAAGACAAAATATCTTCTTCTTTAGCAGTCATTGCTTTAACTTTAATTGATGCCTTATTATAAAAAAAAGAATCAGGAGAGTATAAAACACCTCCTGACGGTAAAGGGACAGATTCAACAGGAATTTCCCAGCCTAATACACTTTCATTAATATCATTAATAGGTTTATAAGATCCATCTGGAATTTGAGACATTACAACTACTCCGTTTATTATAGTAATTATAATGTCCCAAAAATTCTATGTAAAATTTAGAATTGCAAAATACAATTATCTAATTCTATTGATAGATTGATTTCGTGAGGTGTACCATCGTCATCATAACTTAATTGATTAAAATCAACACCTGTCAAAAATGCTCCTTTGATATCCCATAATTCAACAACTGTTCCTACAGGATCTAGGATTTTAATTTGAATATCACGCTTATAAAAATCAGCATAACCTGCACGTCCACTTACTGATTCATGATGAGTTCTAATCCATTCCATAACTTGTTGCGCGCCAGATGGTGCGATAGGATCATAAAGTGTAACGTTTATTGAACTCCATGTTCCTCTACCACCAGCAATTCGACGATAACTGTTTATGTACTTAAATTCTTTAGTAGAAATACTCCACTTAGGACGTCCTGATGTTTTAACCAAGAATGCGTCAATTCCTTCGATTGCCAAGACAAATCTATTTTGTCTTTTAGGTTCGAATTTGTTTGGAAGCATATCAGCAACTGAAAGTGTTTCTGCCATTTTTTTCTCCTATAATATTATATATATGTCTTTTTAAATGTTTGCGCCGGCATTTGTAACAACAAAATCAAGTGCAATAAACTCAACAGTACGTGTAGGTTGTAAATATATCTTACCTCTAATTGTATTATTTTCAACATCTGCCTGTGTAGTTGTTGTGGTATCAATAATAACTTTATAACGATCAACCCCACCCTGTTCTTGAACTCTTTGCATAATTGGATTAACCAAAGCATTAAACTTATCTAATGTTTCTTGACGATTAGGTTCAAACAACAAAGAATTTGCAACTTTTCTAACTGATCTTCTAACAGATATCAAAAGTCTTCTTACATTAATTCTATCTAAAGCAGAAGCACTAGCTAAAAGAGTTTTTTGTCCATAAACAACAATTCCAGTCCCAGGAAATGATGTGAGAGGATTAATGTCAACATCATATAGGTCATCCAAGTTTTTACGTGAAAGACGTACGTCGACAGTTTCTACAGCGTCTAATGCACCTCTTGTAAAACCTGCAGGAGCAAACCAAGGATGAGCAATTGCATCATTCAATGAAAAGGCACCAAGTACTGCAACTGTAGCAGGTACGTTAACTAATTGATCTAAATTAGGATCTCTAATAACAACATCAGGAAAATATGCTGCAGCAAATGAACTATCCAATCCACGACTCTTAAAAGCTTGAACTGTATTTTTTACATTAACCAAATCGCTAGATCCTGTCATGATGACATTATCATTATTGTACTTTTCAACGTCCATAAGATATAATGCATCAAATCTATTTTCTACAGCTGTTATTGCATAATCAGTAATAGCTGGAACTCTCATTCCTGGAGTTGCTAATAATTTAATATCAACTTCTGATTTAACACCCATAATATCGATTGCTTTTCTATAAGCAGCCGCGGTAGCACCATTAACACCACCCTGATCGGAAGAATTATCTATCTCTCTTCTCACAGCATTGTTTGTTAATTTATCCTTGTCTGAATTAAGAACGTTAGTACCATCAAATCCACCTTGCAAGAAGAATGAAAATTTAGCATATCTTCTATTACCTGGTACTTCTAAGTCTGATGGACGGAAAGCACGTGTTTTGTTTGTATCATTTGTTGTAATGTTTCCATCTCTTACATAGGAAGCACTTAACCAATAATCAACATCTGCGTCTAAGTTTGCTCCATTTGTTCCTGCTGAACCTGTTCGAACCTGAATATTCTCTAAACTAAACAGATTGTTACAAATTGTATCTGAAGCTTCAGCAAAGTTTCTGCCATCAGTTCGATGTGTTGGGAAGAATTTAACATAAGAATCAAAGCTTTCATTAAAAACAGAAGGTAAATTAGGTTCTGTAACTGATGATGCATTATTAAATTGCATTCCCCAGTACAAGTTATTAGCAACACGTTTTGTATCTCCTGTTCCTAAAGCAACAGTTTGACGATATGGAATAGGAGGATTAATTACTGCTCTATGAGGATCAGTTGCATTATAAACATCAGCCGAATAAGGATTAGCAAGAATTGATCCGGATGAAACTACTTGAAGAGGACCTCTAAATCCACAAGGAATAGAAGTTTTATCAATAACACCATTATTAACATTATCTGTAATTTCAACTCTAATATAATTTGATTTAACAGGATGATTACCGGTAACATTGATTTTTTGTGATAGAGCATCTTTATCAAATTCAAAGTATGTATTCATATCACCTATAGCACGTCCTATATAACGATCAGAATCTGGGTTTAAGTTAATACCTCTAAAAGATTCTAAAACTACTTTCTTTTCATCAGAATCATAAAAGTCTCTAACAATAAGATCAAAAGTAGGATAAGATGATGCATTAATTCTTGTAATGTTTTCAATTGATATTTTAAACTTTGTATTAGTAGCTGCACCTGCTGACAATGCATGAATTCTAAACAAGTTTTGATTTGGAGATTGTGATATTACATAAGGAGAAACTGCTGTTTTAAATCTGTCTCTAAAATCTTCATAAAGTGGAACTACAGAACTAGGTGTAGAAGCTGATCGATCTAAAGAAGACGTTAATAAAAACCCTATGTCTTCGTATCCTGATCCTACAGGACTAACATAGGATGATTTAATAACACCTGAACCAGTAATTGCAGCGTAGTTAGGAGCAACATCATAATATGAATAAAGCAAATGACCTGCTTCTTCAATCTTATATGGATCAGTATTGAATTTATTTGCAAAATAATTTGGAGATGTAGATGTAAAAGATGCTGTAATAACGTTAGGATACGCTGCAGTATTTTTATGACCGTTTAGTAACATTACAAAGTTACCATTAGATAAATTAACTGCGCCGGTTAGAGATCCTTTACGACCTATTAAGTCTCCTGAACTAGCAATTGCTGTTTGTGAAGATGAAGGTTGGCCTGATCTACCATCTCCACCGCTTAAGTGAAGAATAACACCACTTGGTGCTAATAAAACGCCTCTAAGAATTGCTGACCCTGTTGAATTTGTTTGAATTCCTGCGGAGCTAAATACTGTACTTCCTGCAGATTCTGACATAAAACAACCTAAGAAGTAAGATCTCCCTTTGATCTGAGGTTGACCCGCAGCGCTGTAAGCATATGGATTACCACCTATTATACCTGAATTTTGAACTAGTTCATCACCAACAAAAAATCCAGCTCTATTAACAACACCTGATGAAGCTTTTTGTTTACCGTCACCAACACCTAAAACTCTTATAAAAGTACATGATTGTGCATTTTTTAACCATTGACTTACTGCAATTGGTCCAAACTTTTCTCCATCTGAAGCTCCAAATATATTTTGAAACTCTGAAAAGTTTGAAACAGTAACAGGGACAAAAGCCGGTCCTTCGTTTGAAGTTCCTATGACTCCTGCGGGAATACCTACAGGAGCAGTTTGTGTAGGAAATGAAAGATCGATTTCACGACTACTTACACCCGCACTTTTAAAAACTAATTCTGCCATTTGTTATATCTCCATTTATTCTTTAATTATCATCTTACTCAAAACTTACGCCTGAATTTGTTATAATAAAGTCAACAGCTATAAATTCTACAGCTCTAGTTGGTACCAAAACAATTCTTCCGTTTAATTTATTTTGTTCAGCATCTTGTGCTGTGTTATTTGACGCATCCATTACAACTCTAAATGAATCGATACCTTGTTGACTTTGTATTGACGAAAGCAAAGGATTTACTTGTGATATGAATCTATTTCTTGTTGCTTGATTATTTTGTTCAAAAACAATTTCATTAGCAACATTTTCCACAATTCTTCTTACTTCCAAAAGCATTCTTCTTACATTCACGCGATCCAAAGAAGACTTAGCAAACTGTAATGTTTTTTGACCAAAAATAACAAATCCACTATTTGGAAAGCTTGCAATAGGATTAATTCTTGCTTCATATAAAGTATCGCGATCTGCAGCTGTCAGTCTAGCTTGAGTATTTTTAACAAAATCTAAAGATCCTCTATTAAATCCTGCAGGTGCAAACCAAGGATATGAAACAGAATCGTTATAACCTAATGCACCTAATGCAGCAATAGAAGCCGGTACAACAACCATTCTTCCTGTATTAGGATCTTGTATTGTTACATTTGGAAAATATGCAGCAGCAAATGAACTATCTAATCCTCGTGTATCAAATCTTTCTGATGTTTCTCTAACACTTGGAATTGTACTTTCACCATCAAAGAGACGCGTAGGATTATCATCCCAGTTTTCAATATCAACAATTGCCAATGCTTTTCCATAATCTTCAATTTTCTCAACCAAATGATCTGTAATAAAAGAATCACGTTGACCAGGAATAGAAACGATATTTACATTTGAATTCATAGGATCAGTCATAATATCAATAGCTGTTCTATAAGACTTTATTGAATTATTGCTCAAACCTGTACCTGCAGTATAATCTGATGATAAACCTAATCTACTGTTAGCTCCTCCTGAACCTTTTCCACCTGCCGCTGAAGAGCTAGACTTATCATTAAGTTTTCTCATATCATTGTCTAAAATATTTACACCATCAAATCCACCGTAAAATACGTTTGTAAATTTATTATAAGGTGCAAATCTATTAAAGTACTTTGCATTAGTATCTTTAACTAATGTTGCTAAAGTAATTCTAGAATTAAAGTCTCCTGAAGATATAAGATGATCAACAGGATCTGGATTACCGTTTCTAATATATACAGCTTCAAGCATATGATCAGCAGCTGAACCGGTAATTTGTGCTGAAACAGTTCCTGCATTTGAGAATGCTACACGTGATAAACTAAATTTATTATTATTAAATGTATCTGACTTAGATCCTGTAGTTAATACATCAAGTAATTGTATACCGCTAAACTTAATATAATTATCAGTGACTTCGTTTCTTATTGCACCAGCATTTGTATAAAGTGCAGCTTGTGTTAAACTTGATGTTAAAGGAAGACGAGTTGTTTTAACTCCCCAGTAAACTCTAGCATCTGCAACTTCGGAATTACCTGCATCTCCAAAATAAGCTCCACTTGCATTAACTGCTCCTCGTGTTGCCTTAATTGTAAAAGGAAGAGGAGGAATAATAGAACCTGACATTGCATTAACAGCATCGATGCCGTAATGCTTTCCTTCACTTAAAAACTCTGATCCTGTTGGCTCATCTTTAAGTGTACCATTTGTAATTAACGCAGGAATTCCTCTAAATCCAAAAGGAAGAGCTTCTTTAGGAATGTTACCTTTTGTATCAAAAGCAGAATTCATTACTACTCTAATAAAAGATGATTGATTAGGAAATTTTCCCGATTCAACAATTCTTCTTTCAGAATCACTTAAAGCATCAAAGTTAAAGAAGATCTTTTTATCTCCTATCTTTTTAGCTATATAGTTTTCGCTATCTTTATTTAAGTTACAATTTGTGAATTGTTCTACAATTTGCGTTGCTTGATCTGTGTCTTCATATCTTCTTACTTCAACTGTAAAAGTTCCGTAAGGATCCAAAGGATCAGTTGATCTTCTTATATTACTAATAGAAACTTTGACATCATATTGAGTTTTAGCACCATCTGCTAACGTTTCAAAATAAAATAGATCATATTCTTTATCACCAAAAGGTTGTGAAATAAAGCTTGTTGTTCTTGAATTGGAATATCTAGTATCAAATTTTCCATAATTATTTCTTTTTGTCTCTGAAGATCCAGAAAGTAAAGCAACAGTACCTTGAGAAGCTTCGTATTTAACTCTGACGATCTCATCTTCAACAGGATAATGTAAGTATAATAAGTGTTCTTCTGATTGAAAATTCCTAGGATCTGTGTTTAATATCTTACTAATATAATAATCACTACTAGGATTAAGTGAAGCAGTAAATATTTTAATTCCTGCGTAACCTTCTTCTGTATTGTAACCTGCGCCAGCAGATGAAGAAACGATCAGCTTGAATGTACCTTGTGTTTTAGAGTTATTATAAGAAGAAATCGATCCTGTAAATTTTTGATCAGATTGACCCACTAATGTTGAATAATAATCATTTGTATCCATTATTTCCATTCTTGATCCGGATGCCATAAAAATAACACCTCTAACCATATTAGCTTGTCCTGATCCAAATGAATCGTTGTCAGTAAAGATAGGATATGCTAAAGATTCTAGACCTGACTCATGAATTTCATGATTTGCTACTAAAAATTGTACTGCCCCTACATGTGAGTTAGATGGTCCTCCAAAACCACTTGAATTTGCTTGTGCTCCTTTTATAATAAAACCTGCGTTTTTTACTGTCCCATTGTTTTTTGTTGTATTGATGTCTGCTATAGTTTCATTTGCACCAGCACCTAAAACTCTGATATATGTTAATGCTGTTCTATTTTTCAACCATTCATTGACAGCATAAGGGCCATACATTTCATGATTAAAACTACCAAATATGTTCTCAAATTCAACCATTGATCCTACAGTTATAGGAATAAAAGCTGGACCTTTTTCGGAAGTACCGATAACTCCAGCAGGAATACCTAAATTTTGCTGAGATCTGACAGATAAATCAATTTCTCTTTCAAAAAAACCTGGAGATTTGAATGTTTGTTCAGCCATTTGAACGCTCCCTTAAATTATTTATATTCTGTTATAAGTATTATTTTGTCGATCAAACATCTTACTCATATTGATTATCTATATTTTTTATTATCAAATTACTTGCAACTGTTTCTCCACTTCTCTGATCAGAAGTTAATATCTTAGAATAACTTATAGTTTTTTTACCAGTAAATGGATTGATAATCTCTTCCTGAATAACCGGTTCATCATTATTTCCAACATCTTCTTCTGAAATAATATCACTTAAAATAAAATCATTCATATCTCTTTTGTTGTCTATACCATTAGATCCTTTAGTGATTGTTGCAGATGTATCATAATATCCAAAATCTATCATAGGTGAAGATACAAAACTTCTTATCTGATTTGGTATACCCGGATTTTGAGAATTTAAAATATATCCTGAAACTTTAAGATTAATTGATGTCTTAATAATTCTTTCTGAGTCTGTATAATTTGAAAAATTAAACTCAGAATTAAAACTGGTTGACGATTTAGCAACATATTCGTAACCCTTTGTAGATTTAATTACAAACTCTTCAGACTGTCCTAACATGTTACTTAAAAATGTTTCTTGCATTTCATTCATTTGAAGCATATACTGCGACCAAAATACAACATTATAATCTATAGTCAAGAATATAGGGTAAGGTATCTGTATGACTTCAAATATATTATTTGATATTGATTCATTAGATAATGTAATTAGACCTGATTTTGAAAATCTTAAATTGTTATTCTGTCTTCTTGATGCAACTGTACCTGGATTTGCTCCATTCCCTGGCGTCACAGCACTACCTAAAAAGTTTTTACGAGAAGAAACGTTATCTTGATTTTGTATACCAAACTTGTTGATAATATTTTGATAATCACGATCATGATCAGAAAGTCTTTTCTTTATAACATAACCTGTTTGATCTCTAGTTGTTATTGCAGATCCTCTTCCACTTTGACCATTGCTAAAATCAACATTGTTTCTACTAATAGCAATAAGAGGAAGAATTAGAGTATTATTATCATCTCTAATCGGATTTTTTCTTCTTGTTAATGCAAATCTTTCACCTGCAGCAAAAACAACAGGAACTTTTACTAGTTCATTATTGGATAATACTTCAAAACTTATGTTTTTATCAAAAAGATCAAAAATAGCACGATCAATATCTTCAATACCTGCTTCAGGTATAGAATAATTTTCTGCAACTGGTTTGTCATAATTTTTAAAGTCTACTTTGTTACTCATTTTAATTACTCATCATAAAAGTTATTTCCTGACTTACCTGCGTCTTTATTAGAAATTTCTTTAGGTCCTGTTATTGGATTGTCTAATACGCCACGTTTTCTAAGTTCTCTAACATCTCCTGTCTCACCTAATTGATTATTTTTATATCCTCTTTGTTGATAAAATGTATCTTGTACAGCATCAACATCGCTTCTATCTTCTCCTGTAGGTCCAAATACTTTACTAATAAATTGACCTTTTCTAGATTGTTTACCAGTAATTGTAATATAACCTGTATATTCAATTTGACCAAAAAGTGTTGTACTATCAGGTGCCTTAATAACTTCAAAAAATTTATCTCCAAAAGAGAAAAAGTCACCTTCAAACACCTCTATTCCCTTGTCTAATAAATCTCTAGACTGAGCATATGCTTCAATTGTTGAGTATTCTTCACTACCAAATTGATCAGTTGTTACGTCTTGTGGCATGTATTTAACCAAACAATCTATTTCTAAAGGGTTATCAAATATCTTATCTCTTGCTTCTTCATAAACATCATGAACTTTTGATTTAATTTCTGATATCGGAAAATAATATATTTTTTGCCCCACAACATCTTTTACTAATTCTTTAGCAACGTCATTCAAAAAATTAATTTCACGTGGTGTGATAAATAATCTAGCCATAATAATTATCCAAAGAAAATAGCCTTACCGTTAGGTATAGGAACATGTTTAAGTTGTTTCATTAAGTTTTCAGCACGTGCTGCACTTTTTTCAATTAATGAATCGTATGTTAGAGTTTCTAACATTTCTTTAAGTGAAGTAACTAATTTTTCTTTATCAGAACGTCCTTCGCTAATTAAGTCTTTACCATCAAGTGAAACATCACTACCCGGTACAGGAATAGATCCAAATTTGCTTCTAACTCGACCAAGTGTTTCCATTGACAAAGCTAATGTATACTGTCTAATCCATTGTCGACCTATTGAATTAATTTTATTGTAATCTAGATTGTTATAAGGTATATTACTTAAGTCGCTAACACCATAAATTGAATTATCTGTATAACTTGGATTTAAAGGATCTGGATAGTGTCTTACCTTAATCCACAATTTTTTACCATCTAGTTGCCCAGTAGGTGTTGGAAATATTCTAATTTTCGTACCGGTAACTTGATATGAATAATTAGATCTTCTTACTCGATTAGATGTATCGAGTTGTCCGGCTCTTAATATATCTTCAAAAACTGGCAAAACATAAAATATTGTTTCAGGTGTAAATGATTCAAAAGAAAATTCATTATTTAAATAGTTTATTGCTGATGTTGTATCAAAAAATCTATAAGCAGCTTGCGGATTAAAGTGATATACTTCTGCAATTTTCATTTTGCCTCTAAGATGCAACGTTCCATCTGCAGAAGTTTCTGCATTAGATCCTAATGTAAATAATGCAGTATCATCACCATTTTTTAATTCTGTCGTCAAATCGTAATCTTGTCTACCATCTTCTAAAGTAATAGAACCACTCATAAAGTTGTATGAGCCTCCTATATTTGCTTCCATAGCATAAGGTTCAGAAAATCTTGTTAGATATTCTAAATTTTGTCTTGGTAATTTTTGTTGAACATCAGATCCTGTAGAATAGCCCAAATAATTCAAAAGCGTTGATTTAGCTTGATATTGATGAAGTATGGAGCCATATTCTAATGTAGCCTCTTCAAAACTAGACCATATCATTTTCTTTGTTAATTCAACACTTAAAACATCATCACCAAGCTTTCTTTTAACAAAAACAACCATATTATCTGCTTCTGTTTGAAAGTCAGTGTAATCATCAAAAACACC